AAAAAAAACGCGACCTCCCCCCACTATTTATAGGCGGCCGCTCCCCCACCCAACAATTCTTCAAAAATGCCTTACGCACGAAGGTCCACCTATCGGCGCCAACCATTCCGTTACCGAACCGCCTATCGCCGTGTTACTGCCTATCGCCGTCCTATTACTAATTATCGTCGTCGTAATTACGCGTCTTATCGCCGACGGTATTGAAAATGCCCCGATATGGACGCAGACGGCAGCCTAGACTGCGCCACCGCCAGGCCAAGGCAGTCCTGAATACGACGTCCAGGAAGAAACGGGACAACATGTTGTCCGTGTCCAATACGACCCCGCTCGGAGCCCCACAATCCGAACCCAATTCCGGCACGGGACGCGTACACATACGAGGCGGTGACCCTGGCCCTACTACACAAAACGGAGCGATCTTCGTGTGGTCGCCGACCATGCGCCCAATCAACGACAACACCATGTCCGACAACGTCCGAGCGTCTCGCGATGTATACCACAAAGGGTTTAGAGAGATATTCAAAGTGGAGACCAATAGCGCAGCCGCATTTATGTGGCGCCGAATTGTTGTGGAGAGTAAGGAACCTGCTCCCTACGAATATGAGGGTGGTGGCATGGACCAACCCCCGCATGCTTTTGTACCCTGGTACACTGGTCCCTCTGGTGTCGCACGACTTTGGTATAATCAGTATGGCAACAAAGCCGCCGGTGTCGACAACAAAATGGATGACATTCTCGAGCAGTGGTACAGCTACTTGTTCGAGGGTACACGTAATAACGACTGGGCGGAGACAATGATTGCTAAGGTTGATCTTGACCGGTGGAAGCTAAGGTTCGACCGGACCTTCAAGCTTATATCCAACAACCAAGAGGGGTTAGTGCGGAAGATGAAGTTCTACCACCCTTTTGAAAGCACCATGTACTACGATCACGATGAGAGTGGGTCTGGTACTGGGAACCAAAGTGTTGTGTGCAGCCAGAGCAAGAAAGGCATGGGCAATGTGTATATTATTGATATTATCGAGGGTGCATTCTCGTCGGATGATACGGATGTGCTTAGGCTGACGCCTGAGTCGTGCGCGTATTGGCACGAAAAATAGGCGCTAGCACCTCAACAAAAACAACATTCTCTTCGATCCATGCCCAATCAAGTGAAGCTTGCCCCACTTTCTCCATGCCGATCTCGTCCCGTGGATCGCGATTGCAAATGAAGATCGACGGTTTGCCCCACTTAATCCTGCGTTTCCCCTTGTATTTGTCTTGACACATGAATTCGAATTGGCCCCCTAACCAGTCTTTGTATGAGAAGTACCCCGCCCTTAGTCCGTTGACCATGTCGTCGAAGATGGCATACTCGACTGACTCGTCGAATGATGCCATGTCCCAGAGTCCTGCACAATAGTAGTGGCTCCCGAGTGATCTAGCCCACACTGTCTTGCCAAGCCGAGTCGCTCCAAACAACACCAATCCCTTCGGTCGTCCTGCTTAGTCAGCAAAGTGCGCTATATTTTTACAATTTGTGAGGGGTCCGGTCCGGAGGACTGCGCGTCAGCGCAACCCGAACCAAGTCCAGAGCAAAAACCCCAAGACAAGATCAGAAATTGCACCCGAGCGGAGCGGGAACCTACCGACAGAACCACGTACATTTGCCTCGGCCCAATCCTGCAGCTCGAATGGCACCGAGAATTCCCCATCTGGGGTAGCGTAGACCTCGACGGTTGGCTTGTATTTCCAATCGGCGTACGCAGTCAGAGAACTAAAGCTGCACGCTAGCTGTCGAGGAGCCAAACGCGCAGCAAGATCGAAAAACTCCTCACGCGTCCGAGCAAGTATGACCTCATGCCAGACGTCATTGGTGGATCGCTCAGCGCTATCCCCATCTCCGCCGGGTCGAGTCCCCTTTTCACTGATGATATAATGCCCGTCTTTCGTGCCTGCATGCTTGCCGACGTAATCCCAACCTCGCTCAGGTCGTGTACGACGGACGCGTATGTTAGGAACACGCGTTCCAACCGTAAACGTTCGTCGGGCATCTCGGTCAGAGTAAGGGTCGTCAAAGCACAACATAGCGTGGATATGAGGCTTTCCATCCTGATGTAACTCTCGACCAACCCGGTAGTTGCATCCAAGTCGTTCAAGAATATTGATAAGCTCGTCCGTATCGAATCCATCGGGAATTGTGGGAAATGTAAGCATGAAGAATTGCTCTCCATCGAGTTTGTATTTGGCCGGCATTTTGCGTCGAAGTCCGAAATGTCGCACGTGATGCACATCGAAGTTTTTCTGGCGAATCTAATACTATAGCCAGAAAAAAAAACGCGACCTCCCCCCACTATTTATAGGCGGCCGCTCCCCCACCCAACAATTCTTCAAAAATGCCTTACGCACGAAGGTCCACCTATCGGCGCCAACCATTCCGTTACCGAACCG